TATGGAACGAAACCATAGCCAACGCTGTAAAAAACTCTCTCAAGCTAAAGCTCATAGAGCCTATTGTGAGCGATTTCACCAATGAGCTTGCAACCTACATGGGAGCGCACAACAACAGCGTTGAGGGTTTTGATTTTGCCAAATGGAAGAAAATGTTGCAATCGGCTGGAGAGGCTTTTACAGAGGGCTTATCTGGTTTTGAGGAGTATTTCCAAGACTTGAGCGATGCAACAGATGATGCCTCTGAAACGCTTGAGGGTTCAATACAGGGCTGTAGCGAGGACACAGCAAGCGTGGTTGCTGGTGAAATGACTACAATGCGCATACGCCAAATGGAAATGCTGGTTGTAGGGCAAGGCATACAGAGCAGCTTGCAGAACGTGGAGAACAATGTGAAGCAGGCTCTCACCTACCTCTCTGCCATCAACAGCAACACAGGGGCTACAAATACCCATCTGCAGGGCATTGTTACCCAGTTGAACGATATTAAAACAACCATAGCGAGTGACCCATTACGAGCTAAAGGGTACACCTCCTAAAACAACGTAGAGCATGGAACGATTAACAGAGTTAAAACGGCTCATGGAGCAAGGGCACTGTGTGGAGAGTGTGAGCATGGTGCACAATAGCCACAACAGCACGGCTAAACTTGTGAGCACGTACTTTTACTACATAAAGGAGTGCATTAAAAAGGACTTCCCGAAGCTCCCATTTATGCGCTCCTACATGGGCAGTGCTGCTGCAAAGTATGGTGGCTTTATTGACACCGTTGGCGAGGTAGTACCGCTAAAGCGCAATGCCTTTATAGGCAACTGCAATGTGAGCTTTACAAGCTCCAAGTATAACATACACCTGTGCTGGGTAAGGCATGAGAGCAAGCTAAAGGTTGTGGCTACAGACCACAGCCATGTGCATATTGATTGCTTTGAGGACAGCAGTGTGGAGGTGTTTGTTGCCAGCCCCAGTGCCAAAGTAACCATTAACCAGTATGGCAACAGCCACGTGGAGGTAAAAGGGCATGTAGAGCAAGCAACGTGCAAACTACATGATACAGAAACTTATAAATAACACTACAATGGCACAAGACCAATATTTAGTATTACACCTGCCCTTTGATGAGGCAGACGGAGCTACTACCACATACGATTACAGCTCCAACCGTGCAGACGGTGTGGTAACGGATGTGCATTTTGAGGCTGGCAAGCAGGGCAACTGCATTGTGTATGATGGCACAGGCAAATGCGAGATAAGCCCCTCTGTGCTTAACCTCAATGGCAGCTTTACAATTTGTGCATGGGTAAAGCTGCACGAGGTGAGCGACCAGCTAATTGTACTGGTTAACTACAATGGCACGAACCATTACTACCAGTGCACACTGGATGTAAATGCAGATACGTGGTACTACTTGAGCATTACACGTGATGGCAGCACAATTTGCATTTACCTAAACGGCTCTTTGCTGCAAAGAGCCGTTGTGCCCAGCGACTATGGCAACCCTGTAGGCGTAAGCGTGGCGCAGGATTGCTACAACACCGAGCTGGGGCATGGTTGTGTTGATGAGCTGAAAATTTACCAGAAATGCCTCTCACAAACGGAGCTTGTGGAGGAGCTGGACAGCGTAAAGCAGTTGGCATACCTGCTTGATGGCGTAGATTTCACCACCTATGGCGTGCATGTGAGCAAAGCCAAAGGGTTGTTTGATGGGCTGAAAATGAAAGAGCCTCTAAAGGTAGAGTTTGATGGTTACCACGGTGAAGCCGTTGACCTCTCCCGACCACGCTATGAGGCAAGAGACATTACGCTGGAGTGCTTTATCCACGTTGAGGGTGGCAAAATGGCGTTTATCCAAGCTGCACAGGCATTCATTGAGCAATTCAACGCCAAACACACAGCAGCAACGCCCCTGCCAGCCGAACTGGTACAGGCTGGGCTGCACCGCCTAACGGTGGATATACACCCGACTAAGGCTCTGGTGTATGAGGTTTACCTGCCCGATGGCTTGAGCATTGACAAGGAGTGGAACGACAGCAAAATGACTGGCACGTTTACACTCACCTTGAGAGAGCCAGAGCCTGTAAAGCGAGTGCTCAAGCACATGCGCACCAGCGAGAGCAACCAAGAGGTAAGCATTACACTCACCAGCACCAAGCTGCTCAACATTTACTGGGGTGATGGCACAACCACACAGGATGTGAGTGGCACGGATGTAACCATTACTCACTCATACGCAGAGAATGGCGAGTACTACGTAATTGTTACTGGCGTAATTGAGGAGATTGAGGCATTTAGCACCAACGCGATTGTAGTATGGCAAAAATTATAATCAAAAAGCGTAATGGTGATGTGCGTTGCACCCTTGACAGCTTCGCAAAGCTCTGCACCGTAAAAAGTGCAGAGCAAAAGCGTGAGCTGCTGGGCGAGGACACCGTTACCATTAAGACGGAGAGCGCAACACCAATGGAGCTTTCCGTGGGCGATTACATTGAGATATATGGCAGCAAGTACACCCTTAACAAGATTAACGAGCCAACAAAAACAGGCGAACGCAACTTTGAGAACAGCATGGTTTTTGAGGGCTTGCAGTACAAGCTGCTTGATGCGCAGTTCCGCAATGCAGATGCAGCAGGCAAGAACCCTACAGCCGATTTTAGTATTGTGGCAGATGTAAAGCTGCTCATGCAGTTGCTCATTACCAATGTTAACCGAGTGGCAAAATCGCTGGGTGAGCAATGGGAGCTGGGCGATTGCCCCGAAACGGAGTACACAGACTACACCTTCAGCAACCAAAACTGCTTGAGCGTATTGCAGAGCACTTGCAGCGATAACGACCTTGAGTTTGAGATTGAGGCAGTGGACTCAACACACTTTAAGCTGCACATACGCAAAATTGGCAAGCTCTTCCCAGCCTCATTTACCTTTGGCAAGGGAGGCAGCATTTACAAGCTCACACGCAAAAATGTGAGCAGCAACGACATTATTACACGCCTGTACATTGAGGGTGGCACACGCAACATTACGAGCAAATACCGTGATGGTGCTACACGCTTGCGCATTGGCGATAATGAGGAGAGCTATGTGGAGAACGAAACAGCCATTGCAGCGTTTGGCGTAAAGGAGGGCAGCAAAACCTACGATGATATTTACCCACACAGAACAGGCAAGGTTACTGCCATTGTGGAGGGCAAGCCATTGCAATTTGTGGATGAGGAGATGTTTGACCTCAATGAAAAAGATGAGGAGGGCAACACCAAGTACCTCATTGACAGCACCACTGCAAAGCTCAAGTTTACTAAAGGTAATTTGGCTGGCTACCAGTTTGAGATAAGCAAATTTGATAGTGCGACCAAAACCTTTACCATTAACCAGTACGAGGATAGCCGTGGGCTTAAAATACCTATGGCAGGCAGCGCATACACCATTGAGAAAGATGCAGAGTACGTGCTGCTGGATATTGTTATGCCAGATGATCCATACGTGGTTGATGCAGAGGCAGAGCTGCTGGAGGCAGGCAAAGCCGATTTGGAGGAGGATAGCCAGCCCAAAGTAGAGTACGAGCTTGAGCTGTCTTCACTGGAGCTAAAGCGCAAGTTTGGCAGCGAGGTGGGCACGGTTAACCTGTTTGACATTGGCGATTACCTGCCCATTAAAGACCCCGACATAAACGTTGATAAGGCAATACGCATTAAAGCCTTTACGAGGGATTGCTACAGCGATGAGTACAAGTACAAACTCACTCTGGGCGATACTGTAGAGGTGAGCCTTATAGAACGCCTCATAGAGGACAACGAGGAGTTTGGCAAAATCATTGAGATAAACAACCTTGCCGACCTTGCAAAGGCACGCATGAACTGGCGTACCACACAGGAGCTGCTGGGCATGGTATTTGATGGCGATGGCTATTTTGATGCAAGCAACATACGCCCCAGCTCCATTGAAACGCTAATGTTAAGCGTTGGCAACCGTGCTGGGCAATTCTCGCTGCTCAATGTTATTATTGAGGCAAATGCAGCAGTAAGTGGCACGCCAAATGCCAACTATGTAAAGATAAGCAGTGGCACGCTCATACACTATGCCATTGAGGAGACCGACCGCACATGGAGCATGAGCAGTCGCAGCTTTACACTCACCAGCAATGCAGCCATGTACGTGTATGCACGCTGCCTCAAAAATGGCAAGACAGGAGATTTTGTTATTAGCACGGAGCGTTTCGCTACAGATACAGGCAGCTACTACTACTTCCAAATTGGCATACTCTCCAGCGTTTACAATGGCTACAGAGAGCTTACAACAACCTATGGCGCAACACGCATTACAGGGCGTTGCATCAACTGTGGCAAAATTGAGAGCATTGACAAAAACACCTACTTTGACCTTGATAATGGTGAGATTGGTGGCAAAATTAAGTTTGTTAACTCCAACGGTGAGCTGGTAAACATAACCGATTTGGAGCAACAGCTTAACAACACTGGCACTTCGCTGGGAGAGTTGAGCGACCTTGTGGATAGCTTGCAGGAGCAGGTAGATGGCACTATTGAGTACTGGTTTGGTACAGAAGAACCCACACTAACAAACGAACCAGCCTCACAGTGGACTGATGATGATACCAAAGCAACGCACATGGGCGATATATACACCAACACCACAACTGGGCTTGAGTACAGGTTTAGTAGGCAAGGCTCAAGCTCAACTGTAAATGGTGAGCTGGTGCGCAAGTGGACATACTACTGGCAGGAAGTGCCCAGCAGTGGCATTGGGCAAGCCATTAAGACTGCAAATGAGGCACTGGGGCTTGCTGGCACAAAGAGCCACACATGGGTTACGGCAAGCTACAGCACACACCCCGATGGCGAGTACAAAAAAGGTGATTTGTGGATAACGCTCAATGATTTCAAAATACGCATTGCCATAAACGACCGAGGCACAGCATGGGCTGCTGCTGACTGGAAAGAGGCTGGCTACTCTGATGATACCAAAGCAAATGAGGCGTTGAGCGCATTGCAGGCATTGGCAGATGATAGCATTATCACGCCCACGGAGAAAATAATGCTCAAAGATGAGATGGAGAACCTAAAGGTTGACTACTCAACTGTAAAGGCTCAAGCACAGTTAGCTGGTATCTCCACAACCGCCTTTGATGCAGCATACTCTACGCTGCTTGTGTACACCAGCAGCATACTGGCAGACATGACCGTTAACACCACGGTTGATAAAGCAACCTACAACACCAACTTTGCAGCCTATTACACCGAGCGCACAAAGCTGCTGGATGCAATAAGCAAGGGCTATGTTGATAGCGTTGTGGCAGGTGGCAACAACTACATTGCAAACGGTGCATACTTTAGCAGCTTGAGTGGCTGGGCACTAAGCATTGACCCAACGGAGTACCCTGTTACAGATGAGGAGGGCAACAACACATACGATGATGATGGCAACCTCATTACTCAAACGCAAAAAGGAGTACTGGCACTGGCAAACGATACAGTAATGGGCAAAGTGTTGCGAGTAACCAAGCCAAATGCAGTAAGCTGGTGGTACTTTGGCACAGGCATGGAAGCCAACAAGGGCAACATTATGCTGCCAAACGGCAAGTTTAACAATGGCATCACCTACACCGTGGCATTTTGGGTAAAGTGCAGCAAGGCAGCCAAACTACGTGTGGGCATTTGCGATGGCACGTCTGCAAACATTGTGGCAGCTCTCAAGGATTTCGATGTCACCACCAAGTGGCAGCGCATAAGCTACACCTTTACGGCAAACAACTTGAGTAGCAAAAATTCACGCCTCTACATTACCACTGCCAACGATGTGTATTTCAGCTACTGCTGGTTTACCAAGTTCGTACTGGTTGAGGGTACAAAAGCCCCAGAGTGGAGCAGCAGCGACCAAGAGGTGCAGGCTGCCATTACCGCCAACGCTGACCTGCTCAAAGCCATTAACAGCAACTACACCCAAATTGAGGGTGGGCTTATCCTCTCCACTTTCCTCAAGCTGGGTGCGCTCATTGAGGGCGAAAATGAGGATGCGACATGGGTAGAGAGCGCAGGCTTAAAAGCCATGTACGAGAGCAAGGATGAGATTGCTGCATACTTTGGTGGTACGTATGAGGAGGCACTGGCTGGCACAAAAACTGGCATGACTATCATTTACCACAATGGTAAGCTCAAGGCTCAAAATGCAGACATTACAGGCGTGATCAATGCCACCAGTGGCGTGTTTAAGAACGTGCTCATACAAGGCTCAACACGCAACAAGTTTACTTTGGTAGAGGGTAGCCTTACTACCAACTACAACGATAATATTGCAATGTACAGCGCAGATGAGGGCTGGAGCACAGTGTTTAGTTTGCCGTGGGATAAAGAGCAAATTGGCAGGCGTATTGTTGTTGCCAACTTCTACTGGAACGGCTCTATATCACGTGGTAACACCTCTATCTCTGCCCCCAGTGGTAAGTACTTTTTCATTGATGGCATACGCAAATCAACGCTCAACATTAATAGGCAGGTTGTAGAGCTTATGGGCTTTGGCACTGGCGATAACTTCTATGGCTGGATAGTGCTTAATGCCATAGATGCATACACAGACAGGGCTTATGGCTCATGCTTTAAGTGCATTGCTACTGGCATGGTTACAGGCTCAAGCACTGGGGCTACCATTGACGCTATGTCGTTTGACAACAACCAGCTCACCGTTACACGTGTCTCCAAAGGCAGGTACAAGGTAACAATACCCTCAAGCTGGTTTGCAGAGGATGGCGATTACATGGTGTGGCTGCAAGGTACAGGCTGGATTGACGGAGCAAACACCAAGAGCAGCACAGCATGGATAAAGGCAACGCTCATTAGCAAGACCAAAACCTACTTTGAGGTAGGCACATCAGATGATGACAGTTCCAATGATGGCTCTTTTGTTTTCATGATAAACAACCTAAGAGAGTGGAATAACTGGGGCTAAACAGCAAAAATACAGTTACTTTCAAAAGTTGGGATAGCCAAAGCGTACTTATGTTGTACACTTTGGCTATTTTTGCTCCCGAAATTAATATAACAATACATACGTATGGAGTACAACAACCGATTTGTAAGCCCCGAAATGAGCGTTTCGCGCATTGTTGCCAAAGGCAAAGTGGGCGATTTAAGCAATGGGTTCAGCCTCAAAGGAGGCAAGCCTTTTACGGTGTACATACGCCCCAAAACGCTATCAACTTTGGAGCGTGATGTGCTACTCAACTGCAAGCTCTATGCAGAGAGCGAGTTCAGCGAAGTGCCTGTGCCTCTGTTCTGCTGGGTAGAGTTGTACATAACAGAGATTGCACCCAGTGAGGAGCTGCTTAACGGCTACGATATTTACTGGGGCAGTGGCAACGTGATTACTAACAAATAAAAGCATACCAATATGGGAACATTAATTGGAATAGGCAACACCGTGCCACAATTCCCCTACACCGATTTGTGGTATGGCATACGCATCAACATTAAGAACGGTGGGCATTGCGTAGCCGATGGCAAGCTGGAACGAGTTGGCAACCTTGATTTGCACCGTAGCCTGCCCATACAAAAGCGCATCAAGCGTTTCATGGCAAACCTTGATGGCAGTGTTAACTACTGGCTGGGCGCAAACGACAGCACGCTCAAAGAGGGTGGAGGTGCAGCACGACTAAATGCGTTGGATGGCAACGTAATGCTGTACAAGCCCGACTACTACAGACGCATTGAGTTTGATGGTGAGTACCTGCTTGTAGCCATTAGTGAGGTAGCACTTCCTGGCTTTACGCACATGAAAGAGAAAGTGCGCTCACCGTGGCTGGCAACATTTGACCGCACCACCAACAAGCCTGTGAGTGCTTGCTTTTTGCAATTTAACTCTGATGGCTCTCTAAAGCGTGACGATGATGGCATTTTGGTTATGGCAGACAACGCTGCCAATTACCGAGGTGGCACAAACAACTCAAGCTACGATGGCACATACAGGAGCATGCTGGGTATGCCTGCCACCAGCAATACAAAGTCAACCATACGCACACGCTGCAAATCGCTGGGCGATAACTACCACCACGGAGGCTGGCGTTTCCGTGAAGAAATGAGCTGGCTTATGGCTATTGAGTTTGGCGATTTGGATAGCGATGCAGCCTACAATTCAGCCAAAACAAGCGATGGCTTTGCACAGGGTGGTTTGGGTAATGGCACACTGGTAGCCAGTGGCGAGTGGAGCAGCTTTAATGGCTATAACCCTCTTATCCCTTGTGGCGTTACCGCCAAACTGGGCAACAACACTGGCGTAGTAAGCTACACCATTAAAAACTGGAAAGACGGAGCAGACAAGGTGCTCACCGTTGCCAGTTACCGAGGCTGGGAGCAACCCCAGCGCAACCTCTGGGAGCACAACGATGATGTGCTGGTACACAATGATAAGCCCTCTGATGGAGGCGCAAAGCTGTTGTACCTGTGCAGCGACCCCAGCAAGTTTACCACGCCCTCTGATAAGGCAACAGCCGTGCCCGATGGCTATGTTGAGGTGGGTGCGCTGCCCTCAAGCTCTGGTTACATTTCAGAGATGGGCGTTGGCAATGGCTATACGTTCCCCAGCAGCGTAACCAACGGAGCAAGCAACAAGATGTATTGCGATTACTACTGGGCTGCCTCTGTTACAGATGATAACGGTGCAGATGGCTGGTATCAGCTCCTCTCTGCTGCTTATGCGGGTAATTCGGAGCATGCGGGTGTCCGCTGTGCGGATGCGAAGACTCGCGGTGCGAATACGAATGCGTATTATGGTTTCCCCCTGTGCCTTGATTTTCCGAGTTCCGAGGGCATTTGAAAAACCAGCCCCTCAAGTAACGCAAACTAATTAGAGTAATAACAAAAAAGTATATCAACATGGCAACTGAAAACAAACAAATAAACTCACCGCCCTGCTGGGTGTGGAGCTTGTAGCCTCAAGGCTCAAGTTTCGGCAATTCGGCAAAGGTTAATTAAAGGTTTCGGTGGTTCGGGAAGCTCCTCTCTGCTGCTAATGCGAATAATTCGGAGAATGCGGGTGTCCGCTGTGCGAATGCGAATAATCGCGGTGCGAATACGAATGCGAATTATGGTTTCCCCCTTATACCGTTTTTTCGGTTTTCCCTTTACACGGAAAACAAACCTATAACCACCGATTAACCATGCCTCTCAAGAGCAGCACCGCCCTACGCATGGGGTTGTGCTGCTGGCAAAAGAATATGGACAAATAAAGTGCTGGTAGGTTACAGGTGTAACAGCCTGTGAGTTCGAAGGCTCTTATTCAACAATGGCACATAAAATTTACTATAGCCCAAATACTAACAGTTACTGCAAAGTACGCGAACCCGAAAACGTGCTACGTGCAACCAACAACACAATGCGTGGCAAAAAGAAACGCTACGATGTGCAAAGGTTTATGAGCGATGGCTACATAGAGGGAGTAACCGAGGTATGGGAGCTATTGGATCAGCAAAAGTTTGTACCCTCACCCTATGCAGACAAAACAATATTTGACAACAAGGAGAGGCATTTGAAAATTGCACCTCTCAAGCCAGATAAAATTGTGCATCACTGCCTAATAGATGTGATTGAGCCAGACCTGCTGAAATTGTTTATTGCCAATACCTACGCCTGTGTAAAAGGGCGAGGTATTCACCGTTGCCTAAACGACCTTAACCGAGCGTTGAAACGAGACAAACGAGGTACACAGTATTGCCTCAAGACCGACATACACCACTACTACGACAGCATTGCGCATGAGGTACTGAAACGTATTATTGCAAGATACTGGGGCGATAAATTATTGCTGTGGCTCATGTACACAATAATAGATAGCATAGAGGGTGGCGTTGGTTTGCCCATAGGCTTTTTAACCAGCCAGCATTTTGCCAACCTATACCTCACACCATTTGACCACTGGGTTAAGGAGGTGCTGGGTAACGAGGTAAAAAGGCTGTTCGGTTACAAGCTCTACTATTACCGCTACATGGATGATATGACATTCCTTTGTGGCAGCAAGCCAGCCCTGCACTACGTGTTTGAGCGTATGCAAGAGTACTTAAATGTAAACTTGCTGCTTACCATAAAGAGCAACTGGCAAATCTTCCCTGTAGATGCACGCTCCATAGACTTTGTAGGCTATAAGAGCAACCACTACAATGTGCTTGCACGCAAGAGCATACTCTACAACTATTGGCGTAAGCTCAAGGCTGTACAACGTAAAAATGGCTTTATTGAGTTTGATGAGGTAAAGCAGCTCATGGCAGCCCACTATGGTTGGCTACAGCATTGCAGCAAAGCGCATTTTGAGCAACTATTAAAAATGACATTACAACAAATAAGAGAACATAACAAGATGGCACTCCAAAGATTACATTTAGGTTTGCACAGCGATAGCGTGCAGCCTACGTTTGATGTTGTTGACCGAGTAAAAGGCACAACACTCTACAATTTCAACCAACACTACGTGGAGGCAACGCAAACCAATGCCGATGGCAAAGAGGAGAGCGTAAAGGTTAACGAGTACAACAGCCTGCTGGTTGACTACCCTGTAACCGCCAACACCATACTGCAAACGCTCATTGAGGCGAAGTACAGCAACGATGTAGAGAAAAAGCTCATTAACGACTACAATGCAGCCGTGGCTGGCATTGAGGATGAGAGCAAGAAACAGCCCTACCTTGATTTCCTTGCAGAGCGCAAGGCGTTGCGTGCCATGATTGACGCAGACTGCACAACCAATGGCATACCTTTAGCATAGAGCAGCAGTATGGTAGAGGAGGAAACATTTGATTTTGCTGATTTCTCGCTGCAAGGAGAAAGCGCAGGCACAGAACGCCCCACTGGAGATTACCCCAGCATTGATGAGGTAATTAACAAGCCCATTTGGTGTACTGGCTTTACTGACAGCGTTGAGACCGAGAACGGAAAACGTACTGTTGTTAAGTTCAAATGGGAGCTTACAGGAGCTGAAACTGCCTTTTGGACGAGTAGCAAAAAGCTACTGGGTACATTGCGCAACCCCAGCATACGTTTTCCTTTCCATACCATTATTAAAGTAGTATTTATCCGAGAGATGGCAGGCTTTGAGTTCCGTAGCGCAAAGGAGGCTGTTTCGCAAGATGATACGGATGCGCTCAACATGTACTTAATAAAAAAGAGGAGTTACATGAAAACCAAACGTAGATAATGGAAAAAACAAATTTAATTACAACTATTGAGTTCAACAACCTCATATCAATAGCAATGCTTGCCTGCCTCATTGTGCTGGTGGCAATGATAGTAGACCTCATTAGCGGTTTGAGCAAAGCCAAACAGCGTGGGGAGTACACCAGTAGCAATGCGCTCAAGCGCACGCTCAACAAGTTCGTCATGTATGAGGGAGGTATGGTAATTGCCATTTGTATTGATGTGCTGCTCCACTTCTCCCACCTGCACCAGTTGTTTAGGCTTGATGCGATATATGGCGTACCAGTAGTAACCCTGCTTGTGGGCATTTTCCTTTGCATCGTAGAGTATTTAAGCGTGCGAGAGAAAGCCGACAAAAAAACACGCACCGAGTTTGCGAGAGTGGAGGAGCGAGTGAGTGAGCTGGCAAAGAAATACATTACAAAGGATGAGCTGCTGCAAGTGCTAACTGATATTGTGAGAGAGAACAACCAAGCAAGAACAGGAGGTAGCGATGAGAGCATTAACAACGGAGCTACTGGCTAAAATTTACCCAGCCTCCAAAGCAGAGAACCGCCAACGCTATGCGCAGGCTCTTTACACAGCCTGTTGCAGGTATGGCATTGCAGAGAACCTGCACCGTATGCGTGCCTTTTTAGCGCAAATTGGAGTAGAGAGTGGGCAACTGGCAGCAGTTGAGGAGAACCTTAACTACTCTGCCAGTGGGTTGCGCACAACCTTTCCCAAGTACTTCCCCACTACAGCACTGGCAACAGCCTATGCACGCAAGCCTCAAAAAATCGCCAACAGAGTTTATGCAAACAGGCTGGGCAATGGTAATGAGGCATCGGGTGATGGCTGGCGTTACCGAGGGCGTGGGCTTATTCAGATTACAGGCAAGGCAAACTACTTGCTGCTGGATAACGGAGGCATTAGCATGCCTATGGGCACAGACCTCATAGATGAGCCAGAGCTGCTGGCAAGCACAACCCAGTACGCAGCCGATAGTGCAGCATGGTGGTGGCGCAAGGCAGGGCTTAACGAGCTTGCCGACCAACTGGGAGGCAGCAACGAGGTTGAGGTGTTTAAGCGCATTACTAAAAAAATCAATGGTGGCTACAACGGTTTGGCGCAACGCCAAAAGCTGTATGAACTGGCTAAAAAGTACCTTGTATGAAGAAGTTTCTTTTCATAGTTGTTATAGTCCTACTCGCAGTAGCGAGTGGGGCTATTTCTCGCTGCTCAAGCATAAAAAGCGAGAATAGCAGGTTACAGAGCAACCAACAGGCTCTACTCTCTGATGTGGAGCTTTATCAAACGGAGGCAGGAGAGAGTGCTGCTAAAGTGCAACGGCTGGAGCTTACCAATAAAGAGTTTGCCAGCCAGTGCGCAGACCTCAAAGCGCAAGTGGAGCAACTGGGTATTAAAAACAAGTACCTGCAAACGCTCATAACCACCAGTGCGCACACAACGCTCACCATAGACACCATAGTAAAGGATAGCATTGTGTACCTACCAGCGTTGGCACAGCTTGATACGCTAAAATGTTTTGAGTATAACGATGGCTGGGTAAAGGCTCAAGGCTGCATAGATAAGAGCAACAGGTTTACTGGCAGCTTTGAGAGCAAAGACAGCTTGCTAATAGTAGCGCACCGAGTGCCCAAACGCTTCCTCTTTATACGCTGGGGCTGCAAGGCTGTTGAGCTGGATATTGTGAGCAGCAACCCCCACACGCAAATTAGCCATGCTAAATATGTGGAGTTTAGCAAAAAATGACTACCTTTGCAGCGATAACCATTGAGCTACCTTTGAGCCACAATTCTCCAGCTTTTTTACAGTTGTGGCTCAAATGTGGTTCAAAACAAAAACCCGAATTTGGTTAATTGTCTAAGGTTCAGGAGCTTGCGATTAAAAGAATGGCAGATTCCGGTTCCGACGATTAGGGTTCGACTCCCTATAGGGGTACAAAACCTCCCTCGCCACCAGCGAGGCCAGCCAATACATCACAAAATAAGAACTGACGGACATTAGGCTCAGTTAAATATGACAGTAATCAAGATACCAAATGTAGCTCGCGATGAACGTATCGGAAGTGCCTTCAACGAGTTATTTCAAGTAATCAACAAAACAGAATGTGCAACGCCCACAAGCCAGATCGTATGGGACTTTGATCAATGTTGCTTCTTTCACCCATTTTTTCTTGCACCCTTAGCCATTTATAAGGATAGTACAGCGCAAGTCATCAAATGTATCAATATGTCTGATCGGATACAACGTTACTTTAACACCGTTCATTTCCATCAGCCTCTAATAATCGACACAGCCTCTGATATTCGCCAAAAGCTTGATTTATATCAAAGTAAGACATACACTCCGATCTGTAAATTTGCGTTGAACGACAGTAGAGTAACGGACGAAATGCAAACAATTATTCAACAAATCATTGAGCATCAAAGTCACGCTGATTATAGAATTAAATCGCCGTTATCGTATTTTCTTGGAGAATTAATCTGCAACATCTATCAACATTCTGATAGTCAATATGGTTATATTTACTCCCAGTATCTGCACCGCGAACAATGTGTTGACATCTGCATCGCTGATAGTGGCATAACAATTTACAGTAGTTATATCAAAGCAAACAAATATATCTCAAAAATCACCAACGAAGTTGATACTTTAAAATTGGCAAATGCCGGTTTTTCAACAAAAGATCTTCCCGATGCAGAAAATCGTGGCTATGGAATCAGTTCAACTAAGCAAATGCTGGTTGAAGGTCTAAAAGGTGAATTCTTCATGCTATCAGGAAGTGCATTTCATCGACACATTTGCACAGACGAAGAGCAGTATGTTCTGCTTCCAGACACCATTAGATGGGACGGAACAATCATTCTTCTTCGCATCCCAATAAATGTTCCTCAAAAATTTGATTATTACAAATATATCAAGTAATTTCGCATTGTTATGAGAAAGGAAATTAAAGTAGCCAAAGCTATTAGCACAGACATTCGTTGCCGTAATAATGCAGATATTCTCAGAGCTATTATTAATTCAAGCGACGATGTAACATTGGACTTCTCCGATGTAGTCTTTGTGTCGCGCTCTTTCGCAGACGAGTTATGTGACATAATTGAGCACACCACTGCAAACGTTAAAACCTGCAATACGTGCCCATTAGTAACCAATATGCTTAAAGTCGTTTCAGATAATCGCAATAAAAAACGTACGCGTCATATTGACAACTCCAACATTTTCATTTGCAAAGATATGCAAAGCCTTGCAAATGTGCTACTCTCATAATACAGATAGCCATGAAGAAAGGAATTTGCTTGATGATGATGGGAGCAATGCTTCTAACTAATGCGACTAAAGGGGCCACCAAACCGGAAACTTGGGGTGATTGTCAGTTTGTCAATTACCCTACAACCCAATGCATCTTTTACGGGTCTGAGATTGACACAACACAAGATTGGAACATCTGCGTTGGCGATACGGATGGCGGTGTTGAGGTTCACATGATCCAACAGATTCTGCCAATCCAAAACAGCCCGGGCCACTACGTTATTGTCCGCAGATACACCACGCCTGACGGTTCGCTGATTAAGCAAACCATCAAGCGATTTGAATAGTAGCCAACAGTTGACACGGAGGCCGGCAGAAAGAGAGGTCGCAAGCGGCAGTGAGATGGGTAGCCGGCGGAAGGGTTAGAAGCCGAGGATGAGGCCGGCGGAGAGGGATTTAAATTGAGGGCCATAGCCGGTTTTGATGGCATTTTCGGGGGTGTACTTCACGAACAAGCCGAGATCTTTATAGCCAACCTGCGCAATGTAGCTCCATCGGAAGGTGCGCTTTTGCAGGCCGTTCCACGATTCACTATACTTGATGCCGTCAAGTTTGTAAGAGGTTGACTCACTGGCATGAGTGGTAAACATTGCCCATACACCAACCTGAAATTTCCAGTTTTGCTTGAGAGTATAATGTAAGCTCAGCGGTACAACCAAACTGAACGTGTGGATACTTGAGCTTCCATTTTCAACACTCGCCTCCAAATCCTGGCACTCCAACGTTTTATAGTCCTCACCACGAGCAAAACGCAATCCATCATTCACCGCATAGTTGGCCCAGGCGATACCGAAACCGAGCGACAGTGATGGTCCCTTAGTCCATGGAGTATAGCGCACAGCAAAAATGTCCGACCAGAAAAATTCCGTGCCGACCGTGCGGTGACCATTCATGGAAGCCGGAGTGCCCAGCATACTGTTCAGGCCAAAGCCGATGCCCT